GACAAACGCCATGTCTACGTCTTCGGCTACCGGCCCGACCAGCTCGCGGAACCCCTGCGTCTCGGAGGAAGCGCCGAACTCATCTGGGACAAGATCAGCATGGGCAGCGGCGACCTCGCACGCCCCTGGGGACCCCGGCATGAATCGATCACGTTCGGCGTGCACGTCAAGCGCCGCGCCGGTCGTGCAGGTGGCGACGGCCGCCTTGCCGCCCGACTGCGACAGGGATCGATTCTCCGCCACCAGCGACCCAACGCGGGCTCCGCGGTCCGGCATTCCAACGAGAAGCCGTGGCAGCTCCTCGCCGATCTCATCGAATCGTCCACGGTCCGCGGAGACCTCGTCGTCGACCCGTGCGCCGGATCGGGCAGCACCGGCGTGGCCGCGGTCCTCGAAGGGCGCCGGGCATTCCTCGTCGAGATCGACCACCGGTACGCCGAACTGGCCGTCCGCCGGGTGGTCGCCGCCGAACGCATCGCCGACCAGATCGACGCCGCCTGACCCCCGACCACACCCCACCCGCCCGGAACAGCCAGGTGGGCCGCCTGAAAGGAACCGCCGCATGACCACGACCAGCACAAACACCCCGCCCGAGGTCGGCCAGATCTGGGCCGACAACGACAAGCGCACGACCCACCGGTATCTGCGGGTGCTGTCCATCGACGACGGCACCGCGCTGGTCAAGCAGGTGACCGCCGCCGGAGAGTCGACGGTGAAGACCCCGACCCGCATCCGGCTGAACCGGCTCCGGCCGACGTCCAGCGGTTACCGGCTGGTGCGGCACGCGGACGGGAGCGAGGCGTGAGCGCCGCCGACCGCAACCCCACCCCCGTCCCGCCCCGCGAGGTGACGGCGACCCCCGGCTGGCCGCCCATCGCCATCCCCGGACGGCCCGGCTGGTGGCGGCACCTGGTCGGCGGCCAGCAGGTGGACATGGCCACCAACGAGCGACAGGAGCAGCAGTGATGGCCGCACGAGTTCAGCGCACCCGCCCCCGCATCAAGGGCCAGCGCGGCATGCCGCCCAACGCGAAATACGTCGGCCGCGGCAGCAAGTGGGGCAACCCGACCCGCGTCGTCTACGACCGGCAGACGGGCGGCTGGCACGCCGTCCACGACAACGGCTCGAACATCGGCACCTGGCCCACTGCGGCCGAGGCCCGCCGGTTTGCCGTCGAGAGCTACCGCCACCACCTCGACACCCACCCGGACCTCGCCGAGGTCGCCCGCGCCGAGTTGGCGGGACGGGACCTGGCGTGCTGGTGCCCGCTGCCCGAGCCCGGCGAGCCGGACTACTGCCATGGGGCGCTGCTGCTGGCCGCCGCCAACGTGACCCCCACACCCCCCGGCGCCGACGCCGATCAGCCCGCAGGAGACGTGAAGTGAGCGCCGACCGAGCGTGGATCGCTCAGCAGCACGGCGAGGGCGAGCACGCGTTCTGCGACCCCGAGTGCGAGAGCCCCGGCTTCCAGCCCCAGCCCGCCGTCCGGCTCCGTGCCGCCGCCGCGCTGGTGCGGGAGCGTGCCGTCGCCGCAACACCCGGCCCGTGGCACCGCCCGCTGAACACTCGCCGCAAGAACGCCGTGCGCGCCGTGCTGCCCGAGGGCGAGCGGGGCGAGTGGATCGATGGCATCGACCCGTCCACCGGGATGCGCGAGCACTGCACCGTGGCCACGATCCCGATCTGGTCCGACGGCAAGTTCGCCCGTGCCCGTGGCGGCCGGGACCTGGAGTGGATCGCCCTCATTGGCCCGGTGGTCGGCGAGCCGCTGGCCGCGTGGCTGGAGACGGTTGCCGACCGGCACTACGCCGACGACGTGACGCAGATCTGGCCGAACGGCGACGGCTACCAGATCTGCGGGGGCTGCTCCCCGATCGACAACGAGCAGCGCTGGCCCTGCCCGGACGTCCAAGCCGCCCTGGCCGTGGCCGACGCGCTCCTGGCGGTGACGTCGTGACGGCGGGCGCCGCGTATCGGGCCGTGGTGCTGCGTGAGACCGCCCCGGAGGACGGCGGGGATTCCCGCGTCGGGCAGAACAGGGCCGAGACGGGCCAGAACGGCCCCTCTGACGGCCTGGCAGCCCTCCGGCGAGGAACGCCAGCCTCCCGGGCGGGAGCGGCAGCGAGGCAGGGCGCGGCGTGCGTCGTCACCCGGTGGTGGCGCTGGGCGGTCGTCGCGGGTGCCGTGGCGGCCGTCGTCGGGGTCGTCGGGTGGTGGGTGGGATGAGCAGCTACAGCACGATCTGCTGCGACGCCGAGATGCCATCCGGAGCCCAGTGCATGACCGAGGACTCACCGCTCGGCATGCCCAAGTCGGCGACCGTCGCGCGCCAGAAACTCGCCCGCGCCGGCTGGCACCACACCCGCGCCGGCCGCGACATCTGCCCTTCGTGCTGGGAGGCGGGACGCCGGTGAAGAGCATCCACGCCAAGTGCCTCGCCACGACGGAGCGCGTCGGCCGCACCCTCATCTGCTGGAAATCCCCCGAGCACACCAAGAGCCGCGACCCGCACCGACGTAAGCACCACGACCCGTCCGCCTACGAGTGGTGGACCGACAAGGAGACCGCCTGATGTCCATCGTGCAGATCGTGATCACCATCGAGACCGACGACCCGAAGGCCGTCATCGCCGGCGCCGGCGAGAAGGTGCCGGCCGACTGGCCCGACCCGTCCTACTCCATCGACGGCGTGTGGGTGGACGACGAGAGCGACGAACTCTGACCCCGCCCGCAGGGGCCGCCCGGCGTGTCTCCAGCACGCCGGCCGGCCCTCGCCGGAAATCACACCACAGCCAAGGAGAACCGATGTCGAAGCCCGCGCCGCCCAACACCCGCCCGTACCGCCGTGAGTCCGAGGTGGGTACCGAGATGCGCACCATGACTCTCGAAGCCGAGCAGACGTGGCGGCAGGTCGGCTGGCACGGCCAGAGCGGGGCCTTCTACGCCCTCGACGAGCACCCCAGCCGCCACGAACCCGGCAGCTTCGGGCCGCTGTGGGTCCTCGTGGACAACGAGCCGCCGATCCTGCCCGACGAAACCCCCACCCCCTGACCCTTTACCGCATCCCCAACCACCATCAGGAGAACCCGTGTCCACCACTGACGACTTCCAGGACCGGGGCGAAGCCGCCCGCCGCGCCGCAGGTATCGACGGCACCGCAGGCGACGCCCAGGACATCCGCCACCACTACGCCGAGGATCCCGACGGCGGCTGCCTCCTGTGCGGCCTCACGCCCGGCCACCGCCAGCACATCGACCGGCCCCTGTCGTGCGGCTTCTGCTTCGAAGAGGACGGTCAGGAGATCCATCCGCACCCCGAATGTGCCATCGGCGCCGATCGCAACCAGCCCGTCATGCAGTCCCCGCCCACGCCGCCCACGCCCCGGTGCCCGGTCTGCCTGCACCCCATGGGCGACCACAGCGTGCACACCCCGCCCCGGGACGCGTGGTGCCACGCCTGCGACACCACCTGCGCATACACAGCCCCCTGACCCCCACCGGCGCCCGGCCACGGTCGGGCGCCCCGGAAAGGAACCACCGTGCCTGACCTGGCCGAGCGCTTCGCCTGCCGGAACTGCCGTCGCCCCATCCACTGGCTGCCTGAACCGGGCTGGCTACACGGCGAACTCCCGCAGTACGCCAGCGAGCCCATGACCTGCGAGCGCCCCGAGCCCGTCTGCTCGCCCCGGCCGTTCACCAAGGCCGCGCCGGGATGCGAGGGATTCCACCTCGCGGTAGGCCCCGACCCGGACTGCCCGTGTGGCTGCCACCGGCCTCCGCCCGAAAGGAACCGACGATGACCAACTACGACCACCTCGAAAAGCGGGTCACGCAGCAACTGCTCGACCAGCAGGGCGAGATCAACGACCTGCGCGCCAAGCTCGACCGCATCCGTCATGCCGTGATGAACCAGAGCAGCTTGAATCCGGTCGACGAGGTGGTCCTCGCGATCCTCAACGACGAGACCTCCACCCAGGAGCCCTCATGACCACTCCGCCCGAGCCCACCTGCGGCGATCGCCTCGCCGACTGGACGTGCACCCTCGCGCCCGGACCGCACCCGTCGTGGCGTCACTGGGACGACGCCGCCAGGGCGTGGTGGACGCAGTGCCGCGTCGCACCGCACAGCAACCGGGAGCTGCTCGCGACCGAGGAGGCCGACCGTGCCTGACGCCGTCCACGCCTGCCCGCCCGACGGCTCTGGCCTGACCCCGTGCTGCCGCCGCAACCCGGGCGAACTGCCCCGCGCCGACCAGCTCACCGAGGACGCGGACGCGGTCACCTGCGCCAGCCCGTGGCGCAGTGGTGCAGCGGACATCAACTCGGCCACCCCCACCCTGCGCGAGGCCATCGCGGGGGCTCTGCGGGCCGCAGCCTTCTTCTGCGGCGACGCCGACTGCGCCCTGACGGAGACTGAGTGCCTGAGCGCCCATCCAGTGCAGGTCGCAGCATGGCAGGGCGACGTCGTCTCGGACCTGTACGGGCCGATCGACGACATCGCCGGGGTGGCGGCCGGGGTCGTGCAGCCGGTCATCGACGAGCTCGCCGACTACCGCCACCGGATCAACTGGGAGACCAACTGCGGGGAGCACGCCCGGCTGCTGGACCACGCCTACGACGAGACGACGCGGCGGGAGACCGCCGAAGCGCGGATCGCGCGTCTCAGGCAGATGGCCGACGCCTGGGAGCAGCAACTCCCCGACGTCATCCGCACCGCGACAGCAGTGGAGGCCATCCGGATGGCGACCGGCGACCAGCCCGGCGACGGGGATACCCCCGGCGGCGACATCGTCCGGAGCCTCATCACCGGCCAGCGCACCTGGGATCAGGTCCAAGGACACCAGTTCACCGGGCTGTTCGGCGAGGACACAGACGTGCAGCCCGGCGACGGGGGCGCCTGATGCCCGGCCACCTCATCGGCCGCCTGGCCGTCGCCCTCACCCGCCTCGCCCACCGGCTCGGCGCTCACTGGTACATGTCCACCAGCTGCCTGCATGGTGAGCACGCCTACTGCCAGGCCAAAACGGGGCGCGTCGGGGCGAAGGCGCCGGGGAAGTGCAAATTCTGTGACGCCCGATGTGGGTGTTTTTGCCACCGGGAGGGGCCGTGACGGGCCGCCCCACCGGCACCGGCCGCACCCCCGACAGGACCGCCGTGTCCAGCGCCACCGGCCTCAACCTGCGGCGCCTGCGCAAGGCCCGGGGCCTGAGCCTCATCGAGGTCGCAGCCGCAGCCACCACCGCCGGATACCCCATGCCGCCCGCCACCGTCGCCCGCATCGAAACCGGGCGGACCTCATCCGGGGCGAGGCAGGCCGTCACCGTGGACCAGCTCGTCGCGCTGGCCGCGGCGATCGGGGCACAGCCCGCCGACCTGCTCGTGCCCTGCGTCTGCGAGGCATGCGGCGGGCATCTGCGGACCGGGTTCACCTGCCACACGTGCGGCCGGCGGGGCGAGGCGTGACGGTCACCGGGCTGTGCCGGGTCTGCGGGCGGCAGCGGGACCTGTGCCCGGACGGGCGGACCGTGGTGCGGCACTACCTGGACCGGGACGTGGCCAGCATCAAGCGGTGCCGGAGCGGGCGGAAGAAGGCGGCATCAACCACGACACCGATGGGACACTGACCACATGGCACTGAAGACGATCGAACACAAGGCCGAGAAGGGCCGCACCCTCACCCTCGACGAGGTGGCCGCATTCGTAGACGACGCCCGCCGCTCCGGCGCGACCGGCACCGAGGTCGTCAGCGTGACCGCATCCTGGCGCGGCAAGATCCAGGGGCTCGCCGCCGACGTCCAGGCCACCGTCGGAAGCGCCGAGTCCGGGTCGATCGCCGTCGATCCGGGCGCGGAGTCGCGGACGGCCGATGTTCAGCCCTGGACGCCAGCCCAGAAGGACCACTGGAACCAGACCGGGATCCCCCCGCGCTGATGCCGCGCCCCGACCCCCCGCTGCCCGGCCTCGCCACGGAGGGGCTGGCGGCGGACCGGGCGGTCGTCACCTGTCGGGAGTGCGAGAGGCCGCTCACGGGCCGGGTGGCGCGGTTGAGGGGCTGGGGTGACGAGTGCGCCCACAAGCTCGGGATGCGGGACGTGCGCGGCGTCGGCAGGTTCGAGGTGGAGCAGGAGGGGTTGTTCGGGGAGAGCTAGCGCATAACGTTCCCTTATGCGCTAGAATTTGAAGATGAATCAGGCGCCCGAACCGCCCCCCCGGAAGCAGCCTCACGCTGGAACAGCTCCGGGTCGAACTCCTTCGCTTGACGTCGCTCGCCCTCACGGCAGAACTCCCGAAGCCGTCCGTCATCAACGACGCGTTCCACCCCATGCCCGGACCTGAGTGGCGGGTGTCCCATCCCTGCGAGGTCGGGGAGCCGGAGGAGCACCGCGAGTACGGAGTCAGGGTCCTCAGCCACGACGACGTTGCCAACGTCGTCTACTACTCCACGCCCGGCCACATGCCGGGAGACTTCGCGGCAGCGACGACCACGGAGATCAGGCAGTTCGCCCTGTCGCTGCTGGCGGCCTGCAACGAGTCGGAGGCGCGCAGCGGAGGCGTCTCCCATCTCGCGAACCGCAGGCGGTCGGCATGACCGAGACGCCCGGCCTTCCCGCCCCCCGAACTGGCCAGCCGATCGCGCTGCCCGGCTCGGACCTGTTCGAGACAGTCCGCCGCAAACTCGCCGACGACCTCGGCCGCGTCCAGGTCGGCCGCAGCGGGCAGGAGCGCACCTACCGGCCCCGCGCCGAACTGCTCGCCGAAGCCGTCACCGCTGATGCCTGGGTGATGATCCTCGACTGGCTGTCCTCCACCCGGCGCGGCAGCGTCCAGACCAAGCGCAACTACGTGGACGACATCCGCCGCGTCTGGGCCGCCTACGCCATCGAACTCGGGCACGAACGGTTCGCCCTCGGGATCTTTACCCCCGACCACATCCGGGCCTGGCGCATCCGCATGGAAGCCAACGAGGCACCGCCCACCACGATCAGCCGCTACCTCAACACCCTGTCCTCGCTGCACACCTACGCTGCCGAGAAGATCGACCTGCCCCGGAACCCCGTCACCCAGGACGACCGGCCCAAGGTCGACAAGGGCAACACCTCGACGTCGACCCCCGTGCTGGAGGTGGAGGAGATCCAAGCCGTCGGCGCTGCCGCACAGAACGAGTTCGACCTGCTCGTGGTCTCCCTGCTGTACACGCTCGCCGGCCGGGTCTCCGAGATGTGCGCGGCAGACATCACGAACCGGATCGAGCGCGGACGCCGCAGCTTCCTCGACGTCACTCGCAAGGAGCACAAGGAGCGCGTCCTGCCGCTGCCGCTCACCGTCGCCGAGATGCTCGACGCGCACACGGCGGGTCGGACAGAGGGGCCTCTGCTGCTGGACGCCGACGGCCAGCGGCTCGACCGGCACGACGTCGCCCGGCTCCTCACCCGCCTTGGGCGTAAGGCACGGGTGCTCACCTGCTCGGACATCGACGGACCCGCCAAGCACACCTTCACCAAGTGCCGGCGCTGCCGGAAGCTGACCCCGCACGTTCTCCGGGCCAGTCGCATCACTCACATGCTTGACGCCGGGGAGCCGCTCGCTGAGGTACAGGCGTTCGCCGACCACGACAACCCGGCCACGACCGTCGGCTACTGGAACCGCCGCAAGAAGGGCGAGCGGAACATGGCCCACGTCGACGCCGCCGAAGCTGTGTTCGCTGACGTGGTGTCGAAGTTCCGGACCTGACCTCCCATGTCACAGCCCGGCCACATCTCCCGCGCTTAGGTCGGACCGAACTGGCACGCTCGCCCCGGCGCACCTCGCCCGCGCCCTCCCCAGCCACTTCCCCGACAGCATCAGCACCGGCCCCGCGGTCTCCAGGCCGAACGCGTCGCACATCCGCTGCAACGCAGCCTGCGCCTCGCCCTTGTCCTCCGACAGCACGGAGTACACCACCGCCATGAGGGGAGTGTGGCGGGGGAGGTGGGGCGGCGTCAGGAAGTTCAAACAATCGCACGCCACGTCACAACCCCGTCACAACGCCCAGGACGGGCTAACCGGACTGCGACGCTCAACCCTCCACGGACCAACCCAGGGGGGACCCATGCGCACCAACGCGCTCACCATCGGCCTGGCCGCAGCCGGCCTGCTCGCACTCACCGCATGTGGCGGCAGCGACGGCAAGCCCAACGCGGCCCCGGGCAACGCGCTACCCGCCACGACCGCAGCAGCGAAGACCAAGGTCGACTGCACCGACCCCGGCCTGTCGCAAGCCGACTGGATCGCGAACTGCGGCGACAAGGCAGGCGGCAACGACCACCTCCAGCAGGCGTTCGGGAAGATCTACTCCTGGCCCGACGGGGTGAAGGTGACCGTGACCGAGGCGCGCCGGTTCACGGACTACAACACGGACTACGGAGAGACCCCCGACGTAGACGACTTCCGCATCAAGGTCAGAGTGACCAACGGGGGCCACGCCCCATTTGACCTCGCCGACCTGTCGACGATCATCGAGGGTGCGACCAGCGGCGGGGAAGCGGCAACGACCACCTTCACCAACGGATCGTCCCCGCTCGAAGGCCGCGTCGCCCCCGGGGTCACCGTCGTCAAGACCGACGACAACAACCTCGAAGCCAAGTACGGCAAGAAGATTGTTGTCACCGTGCAACGAATGACCGGTGGTGATGTGCAGGCGTTCCCTGAGTTCTCCGGGGCCATCACCGGCTGACGCCGCCCCAAGCAGCCCGCAGCCCCCGGAGGCATGACCTCAGGGGGCTGTTCGCGCTCACGCCGCCCAAGTCGTGGGATGATTCGACCTTTACGCCTACGATTCAAAGGGAACCGCACCGGCGAGAGGGGGCAGGCCAATGAGCGAAGACGAACAGCCGCGCGACGGCAACGGCGGGTTCCTTTATGTCAACTCAAGCGTTCAACGAGACGCCGACGCATCCCGCCTCCGCTCCGAGGGCAGGACGTTCCAGCAGATTGCCGACGAGCTCGGGTACAACGACAGGGGCCACGCCTGGCGTGGGATTCAGCGTGCCCGACGGGCAATCCTGCGCGAGCCGGCCGAGGAACTGATCCAGGTGGAGTCGGCCCGGCTGGACGAGCTGTACGTGGCCGCCCTGGATGTCCTGGACCGCGACCACATTACCGTCAACAACGGTCACATCATCAAGGACGACGACGGCATACCCGTCCTCGACGACGGGCCCAAGCTCGCCGCGATCCGGGAACTGCGGGCGATCCGCGAGTCGTACCGGAAGCTGTACGGCCTCGACGCGGCGACCAAAACGGAGGCCACCGTCACCACCGTTCCGCAGGATGCCGAGCTGCAGGAGCGGCTGCGCGTCGCCCGCGAGCACGTCGCCGAGCAGGAACGCACGCTCCTCGAAGGCGATACCGAGGCGTAGGTGGCCGCCTACCTGGACGGTCTGGACGCCGAGTCGTTCGACCTCGACGTCTACCTCGCCGCGCAGGACGCCGATCTCCTCGCGGACTCCGAGGGGCGCCGCCTGCTCACTCGGCTTGACCCGCTGCTGTTCGCGATCGTCTACCTGCGCCACCACCTCAAGGACGCCGACGGGGAACTGACGTTCGGCGACGCCCACCTGGACTGGTCCCGCGCTGGCCGCACGTGGGCGAAGCCGGTAACCCGGCCGGCCGAGCACCGGGACGCCTGGATCGCGCCCCGCAACACCGGCAAGTCCACGTGGTGGTTCCTGATCCTGCCGCTGTGGGGCGCGGCGCACAGGCACGTGCGGTTCGCCGCGGCGTTTGCGGCGTCGGCGACGCAGGCGGAGACGCATCTGGCCACGGCGAAGGGGGAGATCGACCGCAACGAGCTGCTGCGCCGCGATTTCCCCGACCTGTGTACACCGGCCAGGCGGCCGTCGGGTAACTCGGTGGCGGACACGCAGTCGATGTACGTGGCGAAGGGCGGGTTCGTCTTCGCGGCCCGCGGCATCGACAGCTCCAGCCTCGGCATGAAGGTGGGGGAGCAGCGCCCTGACTTGATCTTGCTAGACGACATTGAGCCAGATGAGAGCAGCTACAGCCCCGACTTGGCAGCCAAGCGCAAGACGACCCTCCTCGACGCGATCCTGCCGCTGAACATCTACGCAAGGGTGGTGATCTGCGGCACCGTCACCATGCCCGGCAGCATCATCCACCAGCTCGTCAAGGCGGCCCGCGGCGTTGAGACCGCCACCTGGATCGCCGAGGAAGGCGTCCGCGCCCACTACTCCGCACCCATCGTGGAGCGGTCGGACGGCACCGAGCGGTCGATGTGGCCGGCGAAGTGGCCGCTGTCGTACCTGCTGGAGATCCGTCATACCCGGTCCTACGCCAAGAACATGGCCAACGACCCGATGGGCGCCGACGGCGGCCTGTGGCAGCCGGACGACTTCCGTTACCCGGAGCCCCTGGGTCCCATGGATCTGACCGAGGGTCTGAACCGCGCGGACCGCAGGGACCCGCTCACCGGCCTCGACCCGGCCACGCACATGATGCTGAGTATCGACCCCGCCGTGACCGCGAAGAAGGGCTCGGACTTCACCGGGCTTGCCGTCGTGTCGTGGTCCGCGCAGCACCGGCGCTGCACCGTGCATGCGGCGCTTGCGTTGAAGGTCCCGCCGGGCCCGTTGCTCCGCGACCGCGTGCTGGCCCTGCTGGACGAGTACCCGCAGATCGGGCTGATTCTTGTCGAGGTCAACCAGGGCGGCGACACCTGGCAGTCCGTGCTGCACCACATGCCCGTGAAGGTGAAGCCCGTCTCGCAGAACGAGCCCAAGTTCACCCGCGCCGAGGGCGTCCTGAACCACTACCAGCGGGGCCGGGTCCTGCACGCCCGCCGGCTGCCGGACCTTGAGGCGCAGATGTGCGCGTTCCCGAAGGCGCCCAACGACGACCTCGTCGATGCCGTGGGGTCGGCGATCCGCCGGTTCATCCCGCCGCCACGGAAGGCCCCGCCATCCGCTTCGCAGTCGAGCTACGTCTAGCCTGCGTTTCGCAGGTCTGACCGGTTCGTGCCTTGACTTCCTGCGCTTGACCCGTGCGGCTATCCTTCGAATCACAGGTCGAGCGTGGAGGTCGCATTGGATGACGAGGCGCGCGCCGACCTCATGTGCGGAATCAAAGCCCTCGGTGACAGCAGGCACGGCTACGACAAGGCGCAGGCGTACTTCGATGGCACCGTGCAGGAGGTCTTCTCCAGCATCCGGCTGCGTCGCGCACTGGCCATCCAGGACGTGGACTTCCGCATCAACTTCGCGAAGACCCCCGTCACGGCAGTCGCCAACCGCTTGAAGATCACGGCGGTTACCAGTCCCGACCAGGCGCAGCAGGACGCTCTCACCGCCCTGTGGAAGTCGAACGAACTCGCGATCGAAATCCCGGACCTCATCACCAAGACCTGTGAGCTGGGCGACGGTTACCTGTTCGTACTGCCCATCGAGGACGAACAGGACAACGTCACCGGCGTCGAGATGTACTACAACTCGCCGCTGACGGTCCGCGCGATCTACCGCCAGGACCGCCCCCGCGAGATCGACTTCGTCATCAAGCGGTGGCGGGAGCGCGGATGCCTCCGCGCCGAGATGGTCTACGACGATCACATGGAGCGCTTCACCACCCTGCGGGGCTCCAAGGGCGACCAGCCCCGCGATTGGCACCAGTGGCCGGCCGACGACGAGGACCCCGAGTCGTGGACGATCCCCCACTCGTGGGGCGTGGGCATGCCCGTGTTCCACTTCCGCACTGCCCGGCCCTACGGCGTGCCCGAGCACTTCGCCGCCTACGGCTCGCAGAACGCCATCACGAAGCTGACGTCCACCCACATGGGGTCCGTCGACTACACGGGCGCCCCGCAGCGGTACGCCCTCACCGAGGCCGCGAACACCGACACCGGCGATCTTGACCCGGGCGACTTCGACGACACCGACTGGCCCGAAAACGCCAACTCGGTCGGCCCCAAGGACATCGGCGACGACTCCAGCCTGAAGTCCGGGCCGGGTGAGCTGTGGCTGCTGCGGGGCTTCAAGTCTGTCGGGCAGTTCGAGGCGGCCGACCCGAAGGCGTTCCTCGACCCGGCCGACTGGTACGTCCGCGCGTTGGCCCACGTCACCGACACGCCCGCACATTTGTTTGACATCACCGGTGACGCCCCGTCCGGTGAGTCCCTACGCCGCAAGAACGAGTCCATGGTCAACAAGGTCGAGGACCGACAGCGGCTCCTCGGCTCCACCAAGGTCCAGGCGTTCACCTTCGCCCTGCGGCTGCTCGGCTTCGACGACCCGGTGGTGGACATCCGGTGGCAGCCGGCCGCCACCGTCGACGACCTTCAGGGGTGGCAGGTCATCGCCGCGAAGATCGCTTCTGGTGTGCCCGTCGGGCAGGCGCTGATGGAGGCCGGGTACCGGCAGGAGCAGGTCGAGGCGTGGCTGTCCGAGACAGACGAGGCGGAGCTGACGCGCCGCGTCGGGATCCTCGCCCAGTTCGCGACCGCGGCGCAGCAGATGGGCGCCGCCGCAACCCTCGGGGTCCTCGCCCCGGAGCGGGCCACCGCGCTTCTGGAGGGCACACTGTCCGACATCGAACTCCTCGGCCAGCCCGCTGAGGAGACGGCCTGATGGCGTACCAGTCCGACAACCTGATGGGCCTGGTACAGGGCGACCACACCGACGCTGTGCGCGCCCTGGAGGACGCCACGGTGGAGCAGGCGGTGGGCGGCCTGGACGGGCAGTTCGACACGCTCGCCCAGTCATCGCTGGCCGCCTGGGTCGCGGCGTTCGGCGGCCCTGGTGCGGTGTCCACGGTCGGCTCCGCACTGGACCGGATGCTCGCCACCGTGAAGGCCGCAGTGCGCAGGCTGCTGGACCAGGTCGGGCCGCGGGCGCGGAACGCCCTGCGTGGCGCGCTGCCGAAGGCGCTGGACCTCGGCCTGTCGCAGGGCGCGGAGTTCATGCAGGCCGCGACCGGCCGCGTCCGTGCCGTACCGAGACTGCGCCTGCCGACCGCCTTGTCGGATGAGGCTGCCCGCATCGGGGACCTGATCGCCGACCACCGCAACCGTGCGCTGGCCCTGCTGGGTCGTGGGCAGGTGGCCCGCTGGTCGGACCTGTTGCACGCCATCGGTGCCGCCCGCTCGGCCGGGTCTGCGGTGCGCGGGCGCACGGCGTGGATCCTGGGCCGGGCGGTCAACGCCGGGCTCGACGCAGTGGCGCAGGGCGCGAATCTGGCCCGGCTGTGGGTGGCGGAGGCGAACGCGTGCGTGCGCTGCCTGGCGTACACCGGGCGCATCGCCGCGGTGGGCAAGGCGTTCCCCGGCGGCCTGTCGTGGGACCCGAGCACCCGCACCATCGGCGCCCCCGGCATTGACGGCCCGCCGCTTCACGCCCACTGCCGGTGCCGCACCGTCCCGTGGTCCAACCGCTGGCGCGCCACCGACGGGGTGCCGTTCCCGCTGGCCTTGCAGCGTGAGGCCCACCGCTCCCTCGCTTACGGACGCGCTCTGCCCACCGAGTCGAGGGCCAGCCGGGTCCGCGCCGCACGCGAACTGCTGCGGGCCGAACCGGACCTGCTGCCCGCTGTCGAGACCACCGCCCGCAACGCTGTGCGGACTGGACGCTTCCCGGTCGCCGCATGACCCACCACCAGGAGACATCCATGACCATCATCGCCACCGAGTCCACCACCGCCGACCTTGAGGCCCGGCAGGTCATGGCCGCGTTCAGGCAGGCGCTTCAGCAGGCCAACGAGACGGGCTCGGCCACGGTGGGATTCCGCAACAGCAGCGTCGACGCGACCGGCAACGAGAGCGCCGAGACGGGCTACGACATCACCATCGTGCGGATCGGCTGAGTGAGTCCGTCCGCGTGACCCCGGCGCCCGCGACGGGCCGCCGTGACACCAACCCCGTGATGGGAGACACCATGGACATCCACCCGAGCCAGATCAGCGCCCCGCCGTGGGCGGTCCTCGGCTACCGCAAGGACGGCCGCCCGATCCGTTCGATCGCCGGCGGCGCCGAAGCCGACGACGACACGGACGTCGTGGTCGACGACCCCGAGCCGGTGCCGGACCCGGAGCCCGAGCCTCAGGACGACCCGGAGCCGGAGCCCGACGACCCGCCGAAGCCGAAGGCGCCCGCGAAGAAGGCGGCCCCGAAGCCGGGTGACGACGACTACGTGCCGTCCGCTGAGGAGTGGCGGCGCACGCAGGCCGCGCTGAAGAAGGCCAACGACGAGGCGAAGACCCACCGCCTGCGAGCCCGCGAGCTTGAGGACAAGGGCCGTGCGGACGAGTCGGATCACGACAAGGCTCTGCGCCTCGCCCGCGAGGAGGGCGAGGCCCGGTTCCGCGAGCCGATGAAGAAGGCGGGCGTGAAGACCGCGCTCGTCGAGGCGGGGTTCGTGGGCCCGGATCGGCTGATGCGCCTCGTGGACTGGGACGCGGTGACCGTCGAGGACGACGGCGGCCTGATCGGCGTAGAGGGCGAACTGTCGCGGCTGAAGGCCGAGTTCCCGGAGTTCCTGGAGCAGGACAAGCCGAAGCCGAAGGTGCGGCCGACGGGTGCGCCCCGTCCGGCGGCGGAGCCGGTGAAGAAGACGTCGGCTCAGATCCATGCGGACAAGGCCCTCGGCAGGTCTTGACATTCGCAGGTATAGTCGCCATAGAACCTTTGATTCGGTGATCGAATAAGGTTCAAGCCTGTCTTGCGAAGGCGCCCGTGATGGGGCCCGAGCCCAACCGCTTCCCCATCACGCCGCCCGCAGGAGGGCCCCCGTGGCACGTAACACCCTAGAAGCCTGGATCCCGGAAGAGTACGGATCCGATGTCATCAGCCGCATCACCCAGACATCCGTGGTCGAGGCCGTTGCCTCCCGCATCGCGATGGCATCCGACACCCGCCACGTCGCCCGCTCCGCAGGCATGGACGTCGCCGTCGTGGACAAGGGCGGCGCCTACGGCGAGGACACGTCCACCAACGACGAGGTCATCCTCAGCGCGAAGAAGTTCGGCAAGGCCCTCCGCATCGCGGAGGAGGACATCAACGACGCCCTGCCCGATGTGATCGCGTCGAAGATGAAGGACTGGGCGATCAGCTACGCCAAGATCCTCGACAACGCGACCTTGGCCGTCACCGCCGCGGTCGGCACTGGCGTGCCGTTCACGTCCCTGTACAACCTGCTGCACACCACCGACTCCGGTCTCGGCTACACCGCGGACGCGAACATCACCGTGGCGGCGACCGCGGGTGCGCCGACCTACGGCGAGTTCTCCACCACGATCGGCCTGGTCGAGGTCGGCGACTACTACGACCCGGCGACGATGCTGGCCATCGCCCACCCGGCGTTCCGCAAGAGCCTCCGCGGCGTCCTGGACCTCCAGAACCGGCCGATCTTCGTCGAAGGTCTCGCGGGCACCCCCGACACCGTCTTCGGTGTGCAGGTCAAGTGGTCGCTCGGCGCGAAGCTGTCCGCGACCGCGACCAGCTCCCCGACCGGCCGCCCGATCATGGCGTTCGTGTCCACCGAGCTGATGCAGCTCGGCGTCCGATCCGGCCCCGAGTCCGTGTTCATCGACGGCCGCGACGGGCTCTCCGCCCTGACCGACGAGTCGATCCTCAAGATGCGCGCCCGCCGCGGCTGGGCCTACGGGCACCCGGCCGGCGCGTCCATCCTCGTCGGCTGACCCACCCCCTTCTGCTGGTGCCGCCCGAAGGCTCCGGGCGGCACCAGCCAGCAGGCAGGGAGGCGAGCCATGGCAACCAGCAAGACCAGCAAGGCGGCGGCGGCGGCCCGGCAGTTCCCGGCGAAGGCCGGACACCCCGACGTCGAGGTTGACGAGCGGTCCACGGACGGCTCCGACGGCCTGCGCCACATCAAGCAGTTCGTCGTCCTGGCACGCGACTACTACGACGACGCAGCGGCGCACCTGGCCAACGCGGCGGCGGTCGCGAACGAGGCGATCCAGCGCGGCCTGCACCCCCGCGGCGACGTGCGGTTCGACGGGGCGGAAGACCACCCCGACGGGCACTCCGTCACGCTCACCTACTCGGTGGAGACCGTGCCGTCCAGCATCGACCACACCCCGGGCGACACCACCACCCCGCACGACATCATCACCGGCGACGGGGCCTGACGTGACCGACGCCTGGGCGACCGCCGACGACGTCACCAAGGCCACTGGCGCCACGGTGACGGAGCCGCAGCTTGTCCAGGCGCAGGACGACATCGAGATCGCGACCGGCCGGATCTTCCTTGACACCCCGAGGCTCCGGCAGCGGGACCTCTACTGGCTGGGCAAGGCCGTCGCCCGCCAGGCAGCGTGGATCGTCGGGCAGTTCGGGCTGGAAGTGCGACTGGACGTCACGACGACCAAGCAGGACGGCGGAGCGACCACTCCGACGTCCGACGGCCTGGTCCTGGCGCCCATGGCGGCCCGCGCCATCAAGCGCGTGTCGTGGATGCGCAGCAGGTCCATCCACGTCCGTGCCCCCATCGAGGGCGTCGGCCCCGTCGGCAACTTCCTCGCCGAGGGCAACGACGAACTCCAGCAGTGGACCCCCACGGGCGGGGGTCGCTGATGCGGGCCATCGCGAACACCCGCGCCACCATCCTCACCGGCACCACGACGGACGAGTTCGGCGACGTCATCGACAGCGCCACGCCCGGCGCCGACCCCAGGCAGCGCGGCTTCCCCGCCTCCATCACGCAGTCCAGCAAGACGATCACCACCCCTGAGCAGCCCACTCCCCGCGTCATCCGAACCCACATCGCCCAGCTCCCCGCCGACACCCCCGTGGGCCCGGAGGACCGGCTGCGGGACGACGTGACCGGCACCGTCTATGCGATCACCGCCGTGACCGCGGAGCGCGGCATCGGCCACGCCCCGGATGTGCGGCTCGACCTGAAGCAAGTCACCTGAACCACCGGCCTGCGGGCCAACGCCCGGGGAGACCGGGCGCCGCAGACCAACCGTGAACACCTGCGCCGGAGAGGAGCGGGGATGGACATCGACAACGCTGACCTGGAAGCGCACCTCGGGCCGGCCATCGACGAACTGATGGGCCGCCTCGGCGGCATGGTCAAGGACGACGCGTCAGGGATGGCCCCCAAGCGCACCGGTGAGCTGGCCGCGTCGATCCGCTGCGAGGTCATCGACGGCGTGTTCCGTGTCGGGTCGGACCTGGACCGGGCGCTGTGGATGGAAGAGGGCACCCTGCCTCACGTCATCCGCCCGAAGGTCGGCAAGGCCCTGTCGTGGCCCGGTGCGGATCACCCGTATGCGGTCGTCAACCACCCCGGGACCAGGGCGCAGCCGTTCCTGCGCCCCGCTCTGTGGATCAAGCGGGAGGCGTGATGACGACCCTTACGCTCCGCGCGACCACCGACCTCGTTGCCGTCGCCTGGCTCAAGGGACTGGTCGGGGACATCGTCGCCACCACCGTCCCGCGCAACGACACCGTGGCCGCGTCCGGGTTCGTCACGGTCCACACCAGCGGCGGCAGCTCCAACATGTACGTGCCACTGCGGGAGCCCGTGGTCCTCATCGACTGCTGGTGGGCGCCGAAGGACAGCGTGAAGCCCCCGTTCAACAAGGCGACCGCGCTGGCCGAGGCCATCGTCGCCGGGTGCTACGACCACGAGAACACGCCCCGACTGCTGACCCTGCCAGACGGTTACCCGCACGCCCGGGTGCTGTCCGCGCACGTCGTCCAGGACCCCCGCCGCCCCGTCGTCCCCGGCACCGGTGAGGCATCCGCAGACCACGGCTCGTGGGCCCGCATCGTCCTCGGCGTGCAGTTCCACTGGATCCAGGTGGGCTCATGAGCACCCGCTGGGCCATCGAAGGCCCCCTCACCCGCGACCTGCTCACCTACGGCGGCAAGGTCATCGTGCACAACTCCCGGCCCGAGCTGGAGTGGCTGCTCGACGGCGCCCGCGTCGTGCCCTGCCCGAAGGCCATCCCGCCCGAGCAGACGATCAAGCTGCGCCACCACCCCCAATTCGACGGCTGCTCATGGCCCCTGCGCCGCGACGAGTTCCGCCGATGACCCTCCACGCCACCACCCAGCGGCCCGCCCGGGTCACAACTACCGGAGGACCGCAATGAGCATCGTGACCCCCGACAACCTGATCCAGGGCCCGGCGACCCTGTACCGCGGAGTTTTCCAGGCGGCCGAGCCGGCCGACAGTACCGCCGCCCTGAACGCGACCCCGGCCGCGTCGGCGTGGACGGACTGCGGCGGCACCACCGACGGCGTGAAGCTGGCCATCGAGAACACCTACTCCGAGCTGGAAGTCGACCAGATCGTCGAGGTCGTCGGGTCGCGGCTGACGAAGCGCGCCACCACGGTCGAGACGAACATGGCCGAGGTCACGCTCGACAACCTGGTGTACGCCCTGAACGGCGGCACCACCGCGTCCGGGTCGGGCTACAAGACGTTCGAGCCGGCCGCGGCGGACGCCTCGTCGCAGCCGAACTACTCGGCGGTCATCTTCGACGGGTGGGCGCCGCAGTCGTTCCGGCGCCGGGTCATCGTCCGGAAGGTGCTGTCCACGGACTCGATCGAGCTGGCGTACACGAAGGACAAACAAACGGTGCTGGCGGTGAAGCTGACCGCGCACTACGTCAGCAGCGCCATCCGCCCTTACAAGATCATCGACGGTACTCCGTAACCCCCTCTACCGGCCGGGCCTGTCGCCGTGGAGGGAGGCAGGCCCGGCCGCCCTCCACAACCCTCCCTCCGCAGAAGGAGAACCAGAGCCATGGCCGCCAACGCCCGTACCGCAGCCCGCCGCACCACCGCTGCCCGCAAGCCCCGACCCGCGCCCGCCCCCGCCGTCAAGGACGAGGCGGAGTTCGAGCCGGTGCGCCTCACCTCCAAGCCGGAGGTCGAAGACGACCGGGTCGTCCTCTTCTACGTCGATGACGTCGAGTACTCCATCCCCAAGAAGATCGGCCGTAACTACGGGCTCCGCTATTTGCGCACCGCGCGCCTCCAGGGCGAGGCGCTGGCGTCCCAGGAACTCCTGGAAACGCTGATCGGCGAAGAGGGATACGAGGCGCTCATGGACTGCGACGGCCTGGAGGACGCGGACCTCGACCGAATCATGGAGCAGCTCCGCGACGGCGCTCTCGGCGCGGTTGAGGAGGCCCCGGGAAAGGGACGCCGGGGTCGTCGCTGACCAATGAGTGGTGGCGGGAGCGGACCGAGCAGATCGCCTGGGTCCTCGAATTCAGCCGCGACCTGGACGCCGACTTCCTCACCTTCTACGGCATCGACCTCGAAGAACAGGACATCGACGGCCCCCGGTTCTTCGCCCTAGCCCACCGCACCCCCGCCTACCAGGGCGTCATGGCCGCCCGCATCGACGCCCTAGCCGACGAGCCAGATCCGCCGGCCCGACGAGAACCACCCGCGCAGAGCAGTGAACAGCCAAGGCCGCAGTACCAGTCCGCGGCGGCACTGGCAGCGAAGTACCCGGACGAGATCGAGCTAGTGAAGGCGGTGTAGGCGGTGGGCGAGTTCAAGCTGGCGGGCGCGTATGTCGAGGCGCGCATGGACCGCACGAAGCTCGACGCGGACATCGCCCGCCTGAAGAAGCAGACCGTCAGCATCAAGGTGAGGGCTGACCTCGACGCCGGGGCGGCCAACACGCGGATCGCCGCCCTGGTCAAGGCCCGCCGGATGAAGGTCGGAGTCGACCTCGACGACAAGGCCGCGTCGGCATCCCTGCTCAAGCTGGGCAAGTCCCGGGCGATCAAGCTGACCGCGGCCTTCGACGGCAAAGCGGCGACGGCCGGGCTGGCCAAGCTCACCGCCGACCGCAAGGTGAAGATCCTCGCCGTGCTGGACGACAAGGCGGCGACGACTGGGCTGACCCGCCTGACGCGGGACCGGTCGGCGAAGCTCCGCATCGACGTGGACCAGTCGTCGGTGGCGAGCCTGGCCGGCAAGACCTACACCGCGCAGATCATCGCCATGGTCAACGAGCCTGCCTATCAGCGCGCCGCGAAGCGCCTCGACAAGCTCACCGCCGACCGCAACATCATCATCCGCCCGCAGGTCGACACGCGGGTGGCCGCGGATGAGATCCGGAACCTGACCCGGCGCCAGCGGGTCCGCATCGGCGTTGATGTCGACACGCGGGTGGCCGCGGACGACATCGCCAACCTGACCCGGCGCCGCGGCGTGTCGGTCGTCGCCAACCTCAACGCCACCGAGGCGCGCGCCAGGATCACCGGCCTCACCCGCGACCGCACCATGGACGTGGACGTCCGCGTGCACGGCGAGGGCCTGTCCACCCTGGGCAACCTGGGGCGGAGCGCGGGCGGCAGTAGTGGCGGCATCGGGTCGCTGACGCGCAGCCTCACCAGCCTCGCCGGTGTGATCATTACGGCCTCTCCGACGATCCTGTCGCTGGGCGAGTCGCTGGTGCAGATGGGGCCGGCCGCCGCGGTGGCCGCGCCGGCACTGCTGTCGCTGGTGAGTATTTTTGCCGCGATCAAGATCGGCACCAGCGGGTTGGGTGCCGCGTTCAAGGCGGCGTTCGCGCCGGCCACCAGCAGCGGGGCGTCTGCCGCGTCCTCGATGCACGCCGTGGAGAACGCCGAACGCTCCCTGGCGAAGGCCACGGCGGGCGTGCGGGACGCGGAGGTCAACGCAGCTCAGGCCCGAGTCAAAGCCGCCCGCGACATCGCCGACGCCCAGCTCGCCCTGAAGAACACCGTTCAGAGCGTGGCCGACTCCAACTACCAGGCCGCCGAGTCCGTGGCGTCCGCCGAACGCGACCTGACCGCAGCGCAGAAGGCTGCGAGGCAGGCGCAGCTCGACCTCACCCAGGCCCGCAAGGACGCCGCGGCGGAGTTGCAGGACCTGAGTGACCAGCTCACGGACTCACAGCTGTCCGAGCGGCAGGACGTCCTCAATCTCGCCGACGCCGAGGCGCAGCTCGCCGCGGACAAGGCCGCCGGCGCCGCGGTGTCCGCCGAGCAGTTGGCCAAGGACCAGCTGGCCCGCGACCAGGCGGCGCAGGCCCTGGCCGAGCAGCAGCTCCAGACGCAGCGCCTCACCGACCAGAACGCTGCGGCGACCAAGGCGGGCGTCGAAGGGTCGGCGTCCGTCGTGGCTGCCAAGGATGGGGTCGCCGCGGCCAACCAGGACGTCGCGGACAAGACGCAGGCGCTGTCGGATGCGGAGACGGCCGCGGCGCGTGCGCAGCAGTCCGGTGCGCAGCAGATCGCCAAAGCTCAGCGGGACGTGGCGGACGCCCAGGCTGCTGCGACGCAGGCCGCAGTCGACGGGGCCCGGCAGATCGCTGACGCTCAGGCCGCGGTGATTCAGGCGGCGGAGGCACTGGCTGACGCGCAGACCTCGGGCGCGGCGGCGACGGACAAGCTCGGCGACGCCATGGCCAAGTTGTCGCCGAACGCGCGGGCGTTCGTGAGCGCGGTGCTGGCGATGCACCCTGCGTGGACCGCCCTCAAGCTGGACGTGCAGGACAGGTTGTTCGCCGGACTCAGCGGCTCGTTCACGCGAATGGCGACCTCGGCGCTGCCCGCGCTGCGCGTCGGCCTGTCGGGCACGGCCGGGGTCCTCAACACCATGGCCCGCAACGCCATGTCCGCAGTCACCAACCTCGCGAAGACCGGGCAGCTCAAGGCCACGTTCGCCTCCCTCAACGAGGGACTGAAGCCGCTCAGCCGCATCCCCGGGCAGTTCATCACCGCCCTCGCGCAGCTGTCCATCGCCGCCGGACCGGCGTTCAAGCGGCTCACCACCGCGGCGTCGAACTCCGCCGACAGCGTCATGAAGAAGCTGGCCGCCGCGCTGGCGAACGGGTCGCTGACCGACGCCATCAACAAGGCCATCGACGTGGCGAAAATGTTCGGCCACGTCATCGGCGACGCCTTCGGGATCCTCGGCAACGTCATGAAGGCAGCCGGCGGCGACGCGCTGGGCACGATCGGCGCGCTCCTCAAGGAGTTCCGCAAGGTCACGGCCATGCCGGAGATCCAGACGGCGATGAAGAACATCTTCGGAATGATCAACGCGTTCGCGAAGCTGCTCTCGGGCGCCGTCGGGACCGTGTTCGCCCAACTCGTCCTCGCCTTCGGGAAGATCGCCCCCGCCGTCACGACCATGCTCAACAGCCTGGGGAACATTGCCCCCCTGCTGGGCGGGATCCTGCTAGCGACGAACCCGATTCTGGGCATCTTCGTCCTGCTGGCCCCCGTCATCGGCCAGTTGATCAAGCCGATCGTCGGAATCGTCAACGCGGTCGGCCCGCTCCTGAAGACCATGTCCAGCCTGTTCGCCCTGGTCGGCCCGGCGCTGTCGATCCTTCTGCCGCCGATCCAGATCCTGATCACCGCACTAGGCGGGGCGCTGAAGCCCATCGTCGCCGCCCTCGGCCCGGTGCTGAACGCCGCGGCGAAGGCGGTCGGCGCGATGGTCGTGGCCTTCGCCCCGCTGCTGCCCATCGTCGGGCAGATGATCGCCGCCCTCGGGCCGATCCTCACCCCGATCCTGGGCATCATCGGCGGCCTGTTCACCGCCCTAGCGCCGGTCATCGCCCAACTCGGCAAGAGCCTGCTCCCGCCGCTCCTGAAGATCACGACGATGCTGGCCGGGGTGTTCCGGCAGCTGCAGCCGGTCCTCGGCGCCGCCCTCCAGCAGCTCGGCAGCAAGGGCCTGGTGCCGATCGTTGCGGCTCTCGGAGTCGTCATCGGCGACCTGGTCTCGCAGTACGCGGACCAGTTCGTGTCGATGTTCCAGATGCTGCTGCCGATCATCCCGGTCCTGATCCCGGTGGTGGTGCAGCTCGCCCAGTCCCTGGCGCAGATCCTGCTGTCCGTCGCGCCACTGATCCCGCAGATCATGCTGCTGGGCGCGCAGCTCCTGACCCAACTGCTGCCCGCGATCCTGCCTTTGCTGCCGGTGCTGGTGCAGCTGGAGGCCGTGTTCCTGAGGCTCGCCACGGGAACGATCACCAACATCGTCATGCCGATCCTGTCCGGGCTGGTCGCCTTCATGAGCGGCCTGCTCGGCGCCCTCCAGCCGGCCATCACTGCGGTCACCATCGTGACGAAGGCCATCGCCGCGGCGTTCCAGTGGCTGTACGACATCCTCATCGGGCACTCGATCATCCCGGACATGGTCCGCGGGATCATCTCCTGGTTCACCAGCCTGTGGACCAAGGCCAAGCAGATCTTCAACAACCTCAAGCGGGACGTCGCCGCGATCTGGTCCAGCCTGTGGACCGGGATCCGCAACACGTGGAACCACTTCTGGTCCGGCCTGTCCACGGCGCTCGGCTCGGCCCGGTCGTGGATTGGCAACACCTTCAACGGGATCCGCACTACCGTCACCAACACCTGGTCCGGGCTGTGGAATGGGGTCAGCAGCGCCTTCGGCACGATCATCAATACGGTCAACACGAAGATCGGAAACTTCGCGGCCGGGGCGAAGAAGGCGTTTACCAACCTCCGTGACACCCTCGGCACCATCTGGTCCGGAATCCAGGCCAAGTTCTCCAGCCCAGTGAAGTTCCTGGTCGGGACCGTGTACAACAACGGCATCCGCAAAATGTGGGACACCATCGCGGACAAGGTCGGCTTGCCCCAGTTGCCGCAGATCAAGCTCGGGTTCAACACCGGCGGCGTCGTCCCTGGGACGGGCACCCGGGACACCGTGCCCGCCAAGCTCACCCCGGGCGAGCGCGTCCTGTCCCTGTCGCAGGTGACGCAACTCGGCGGCCACCGGGGCATCGACGCGATGCTCGGCAAGGACCACCCCACCGGCACCGGTGGCAACCCGACCAGCGCGCAGGAACGCAAGCGCCAGCAGCCAGTGCCCGCGTTTAGCATCGGCGGGATCATCGGCAACACCGTCAAGGACATCGGCGGCGCCGTCTCCGGCGGCGTGTCCTGGGCGAAGGATCTCGTCGTGGGCGGGCTGGAAGCGGCGGCACGCAAGGCCATCTCCGCGATCGTGCGGCCGCTCATCAACCGCATCCCCGGCGGCGCCATCGGCGGCCTGATGAAGGGCCTGTCCGGCAGCGCCCTGGACGGCATCCTCGGCAAGCTCGGCAAAGAGGACAAGAAGGCCGTCGGCGGCCCCGGGGTCCAGAAGGGCCTGTCCTGGGCGCAGTCGCAGGCGGGCAAGCCGTACCAGTGGGCGGGCAACGGCAACCCGTCATGGGACTGCTCGGGTCTGATGTCGGCGATCGAGTCGGTGATCCGCGGCGAGAACCCGCACCGCCGCTGGGCTACCGGCTCGTTCTCGGGCAACACGGCGCCCGCCGGCTGGGTCCACAACCTCGCCAGCCCCTTCATGATCGGCATCACCAACGCCGGAGTCGGCCACACCGCGGGCACCATCGCCGGGGTCAACGTCGAGTCCCGAGGCGGCGCCGGGGTCATCAACGGGCCCCACGCTCGCGGCTACAACGACTCCCTGTTCACCGACCACTACGGGTTCCAGCCCGCGACGAAGTTCGACCAGGGCGGGATTCTGCCGCCCGGTTTGTACAACGGCACCAAGCGCCCCGAGCGAGTCCTGAATGCGGACCACACGGCGAAGCTCGACGCGATCCTGGCCAACGCCGGCAGCACCGCGGGCGGCGACACCTACCAGTTCGGGGACATCAACATCAGCGGCAGCTTCGACTTCGCCAGTGCCACCGACCGGAAGCGCGCAGCGACCGCGATGGTCGATGAGATGCGCGAGGCGATCCGGCAGCGGGAGAACAGCCAGCGACGGGGCGGGCGGCGCGGATGAGCGACTGGGGCAGTGTCCAGCTTGGCCGCACCCTGCTGCGGGAGACGTTCGACGCGACGGAGGCGGGCGGCGACCGCACCCTGGATATCGACGGGCAGGAGTCGTGGCCTCCGATGGCGACCCGGGCCGCGCTGGTCGGGACGCACGACAACATCAACGCCATGGAGGCGGACAGCCCGGTCGCGGTGACGTTCACTGACAAGCCGGGCCGCAACGGGTACTACCAGGTCAAGGCGAACTCCAGCACCATCACTGACTACCGGGGCGACGCGGTCTACGCCGACTGGAAGGTGACCCTGTCCCGGCTCGGCGCCGTCGGCGAGGTGGACATCCAGAGCAGGCTGACGGGAGTCGTCCGCCTCAACGATTTCACCTTGACCGGGGAGCGCTGGCACGCCCCGGCGATCGGGGCGTTCGGCTACTACACCGGGGCCACCAACCCGACCACGATGACCCGGACCAGCGCCGACGGGTCGATCACCGTGTACCGCGGCATCCCGGCCGCCGTCTCGCCGCGGTGGGGCTGCGACCCGCTGAACTACCTCAAGGGCCGCGTGCGGATCACGGACACCGTGGCGAGCCTGGAGACCGAGGGCACCGGTCGGGCGCTGCCCGCGGCCGGCTGGGCACTGTCCAACGGGCTCGTCAACGTGGTGCCCACGGCCAGCGGCGGCGTCATCGACGTGCAGGCGTACACCAGCGGGGTGTGGCATAGCAAGCTGTGGAACATCACCGTCGCCGGCGCCAACGTCGCCACCTGGGATTCGGCGAGCATCCTCCGCAACGACCCGGAGCACGCCATCGTCCGCCTCACCGCGTCCCGCTCACCGGGCCGGGCGACCCTGGACCTCGCGCTGCGCCGCGGCGGCCGGACCGTCGAGGGCTACCTGCAATCCGGGAGCAGCGCCACCCTCGCG